TACAAGTATTAGTTTTGCAGATGATACAGATTATCCAACTGCATTGTTAACGGATACAAATATTATACAAATTCAATCAATAGTTGATTCAAACGGAAATACTTATTATGAAGTTCCATATTTAGCACAGGAAAGTGTATTTGTAGAACAACCAAACACTTCAGTAAATGCAGGAGCCGATTTATACAATTCATCATCGGTAGTTCCTTATTTATTAGAAGTTCAAACGGCACCTTATAGATTTTCAGTATTGGTAAATACCGATAACACAATGACATTACAATTTGGTAGTGGTGATGTTAGATTGCCTGATGAAATTATATTACCAAATTCAAAAAATGTTGGATTGGGATTATCAAATTCTATTCAAAGATTAAATCAAGGAATTGACCCATCTAATTTTTTAAAAACAAATACATTTGGTATTGCACCAATCAATACAACATTAACTATAACTTATTTAGTGGGTGGTGGTGTTCAATCAAATGTTAATAGTGGTGATTTAACTACAATTAGTAATATTAACTTTGATGATAATTTACTATCTATTGCAGCAAATAAATTAGCAGCATATCAACAAACAAAAGCAACAATAGCAGTTGAAAATTTAGAACCTGCAATTGGTGGTAGAGATGCGGAAAGTATTGATGAAATTAGACAAAATGCTTTGGCTAATTTTAGTTCTCAAAATAGAGCAGTTACAAGACAAGATTATATTGTAAGAGCATTAAGTATGCCAGAAAGATATGGTAGTATTGCAAAAGTATATGTTGCACAAGATAGTGAAATAGATAACACATCACCTGCATCTATTTTATCTTCTCCATCTAATATTGCAGAATTTACTCAATTGGTAACAAATTTACAAGGATTATCTCAATCGGATATTCAAAAGCAATTAACACAATATATTTCAAAAAAGAAAAACGATGTTAATCAAATTAATAACCCATTAGCAATCAATATGTATGTTTTGGGATATGATTCAAATAAAAATTTGACAAATTTAAATCAAGCTATAAAACAAAATTTAAAAACTTATTTAAGTGATTATAGATTGTTAACAGATGCTATTAATTTGTTAGATGGTTTTATTGTAAATATTGGAATAGATTTTGAAGTTACATGTTATTCAAATTATAATAAATCAGAAGTAATTGCAAATTGTTTAAAAGCATTACAAAATTATTTTAATATAGATAAATGGACATTTAATAAACCAATTAATATTTCTGAAATAGAATTGACGTTGGCAAATATAGATGGTGTAATGAGTGTTCCATCGGTTGTAATATCTAATTTATGTGCAGGAGATGGCACATACTCACCAAACAGATATAATATTTCACAAGCAACACAGGGAAAGATAGTTTATCCATCTTTAGACCCTTGTATATTTGAAGTTAAGTATCCTACAAAAGACATCAAAGGGAGGGCATTATAATGCATATATTTTATACATCATCATATGACGCAAGTGTATATCTACAACAACCTGAACAAAACGCAGGAAGAGATGAGATATTAGAAGTAGGTAAACTTTATTATGGTTCTACCAAAGATATAGCTAGAACATTTATTAAGTTTGAAACTGGTTCTATATCAGCATCTATTGCACAAATAACAGGAAGTTGGTATGCACATTTAAATTTAAAATCAGCCAACGCATCTGAAATACCCTTACAATATACTATATACGCCGATGCCGTTTCTCAAAGTTGGGCAATGGGAACTGGTACTAAATTTGATAATATAACATCGGATGGTATTAGTTGGTATTATAGAGATGGTATAAATACATGGCAAGATAATACGATAGGTGGTAGTGCTACATTTGCAGCTGGAACAACTGGTTCTGCAAATGCACAAGGTGGAACATGGTATACGGGTTCAGAAGCTTCACAATCATTTAATTATGAACCTGATGATATTAGAATGGATGTAACTGGAATTGTAAAACTTTGGTTAAGTGGTTCTATTCCTAATAATGGATTTGTAATTCATCATGGATTAACAAATGAATCGGATAGTTTAGATTATGGGGTTTTAAAATTCTTTTCAAAAGAAACTAATACAATATACGAACCAAAATTAGAATTATCGTATTCTGATACAACTATTAATACTGGTAGTTTATCACCGGTAACAGGTTCAGCCGATTATGATTATAAAATAGTTCCAACAAATCTTAAAACAAAATATCTAAGAAATTCAATAGTTACTATTAGAGTTAAAGGTAGAGATATGTTTCCATTAAAATCTTTTGGAACAACATTTGCATATGACCAAAGTAAATATTTACCAACAACAACATATTATCAATTGGAAGATTATGTAACTGGAGATATTATTATTGGATTTGGAACACACAGTCAATTGAGTTGTGATTCAATAAGTAATTATTTTAAATTAAACTTAAACACATTACCATTTGGTAGAGAGTATAAGTTGAAATTGAAAATAGTAGATATCGATGGTTCGGTAACTATAATAGATGATAAATTAATATTTGAAATAGTTTAATATGGCTGTAACAAGTTTAGAAGCAATCGCTCAACAAATAGAACAAGAAAAACAAAAAAAATTAAATGATATTTTAAATGTTTCGGGTTCTGCTGCGATGGTAAAAAATGATTATAATGTTACAATTGTAGATGAATCAAATGCTGCATCATCTTTAATATTTAAACCATTAACAAAAGAAAAATACGATACAACCGAATTACTTAAAGCTGTTGATGTTAATGTAAAAGAATTAGTGCCAAATATACCAGTAGCAAATTTAAATTTAGTTCCAAAACCATTATACGATACGGAAGTTTCAACTTCAATAGATTTGAAAAATCAAGTAGAAAGTTTAAATGTAACAATAACTGATTTAAATTCGCAAATATCAAATTTACAATCACAAATTCAATTTGAAATTCAAAATAAATTGATTGTAGAACAAACAAATGATATAGTAGTAAATCAATTAGATACAGTCGGTAATAGTGTAAATCAATTTGCATCTCAAATTGCAACATCTTTACAAAAATCAGTAGATGAATCAATTTTAAGAGCATCATTACAAGCACAAAATACAGGGTTTAAATCGCAAATACAGGCATTAATAAAACAAATTGATTCATTAAATTCAATAATAGAAGGATTACAGGCTCAACTAGGTGCGGTTCAACAACAACAAACTATTTCATCTGCTGCAGCTTCAGCAGCTGCTTCATCTGGTGCAACGGTTATTAATAAAGTTTTATTAGCAAAAATAACAAAAAGTGATGATAAAACGCAAGCAGATATTTATGGTAAAATAAGTGCAAAAGGTGGTAATAAATGGATTAATGGTGAGAGTATTAGTTTAACAAATAGTGATGTAAACCCAATCACAGTTTCAATTACACAAAATTTACAACCAGTTGCTTGGTTGAGAGTATCACAAAATAATTTAACTTTACAACCAAATCAAAATATAACGATTTCGTTAACAATGGATGAAAATGCAACTGCTAACATTGATAGTAAAGGTGGAAAATCTTATTCACATACAGCCAGTTATAAAGGGAGTACAATTAATATAAGTTGTACCAGATTGGATAATACTGTCGATAGTAAATCTTTTACAGCAAGTTTTGATAAATGCCATCCAAGTTCATATTAATAAATAGACTATGAGTATTACACAATATACAAATTTTACAGAATTAGAAGCTAATTTAAAAAATCAAGGTGAATTTCTTCAACCACAAGATTTATTTATTGTTTCTCAAAATCAAATAGATGATAGTGATTTTGGAGAATGTAAATATGATGTGATGGAGGTATCTGTGCATGATGTTAATAGTGTTTTACTTCCCCAAAAAAATGGAAATTTAGTAGCATATATCAAAAAAAATGATATTAAAAATTATTTATATCTTGTAACAAATCAAGGAGGTCAAAAAGAATTAGTAGTTGATGCTCAGAAATTATTAAATGATTTAGGATTTACAAATGGTATTTATAAAATTAATGTTAATTTTGTAAGAGATAGAGTAGGAACGGATGATATATCAAGAAGAGTTTGGATACAAGAAATATCACCATCTAGAACGGAAATTAGAATTATTCCATTAAAAACATCAGATACTAATATCAATAATACAAATATTAAAGAATTTAAAAATTTACAAAATTTAAATAAAGATTTTAAATATTATAAAAAATCATTTTTAGATTCATTAAATTCATTTACAAATATGAATATTAATATCATTGATTCAATGATACAAACTCAATATGGTAATGATTTTTTTACAACACTTAAAACAGATTTTGGTTTAGCTAATTTTGATAATCTTAGAGATAAAATTTTTAATGATTTTAAAAACGCAACTACATATTATTTAACCAATAAAGAGTATGATATAACTCAATCTAATTTTGGACAACAATCTACAATTAGATTTGAGGATTGTGAACAATATGATTTTAATATATTAGTTTCTGAAATACAAAAAATATTATTTGATTGTATTGAATTTAATTGCCAATTCTTAAAAAGAAGAGATGTTAATATAACCGAAATACCTACGGAATTTAAAATTACTGAATTAAGTAAATTAACACAAAATAATACAGATTCATTTCCAACACCTACTACAATTAATACAAATGTGTATGACCCTGCAAATATAACAATTAACGCAAAAGGTAGAGCAAATGTAATACCAATAATAGTTAAACCAATAGATGTAACATCACCATTACCGGTAGTAGAATTACCACCTGTTGTAATAAATCCTACTCCAGAACCAGTTGTCATTCAACCAACACCAATTGAAACGGGCGGCGGCAATACAGGAGGTGGTGGATTTAATTCTATTGGTAATGTAGGATTGGATTATAATAATTCAAAATTTGGTTCAGCTTCTGATTTAAAAGAAGAAAGATAAATAATAAATTAAAATATTTATAAAAAAGATATAATGCAGAATGTAGGAAATGATTTGGGCAATTCACAACCAGTTTGGGATGGTAGTGGCGAATATATAGCATTTCCAAATGGTATAAATACAGGAGGTGGTGGATATGTTGCACCTGTAACTCCAATTGCACCATTTGTACCACCAAGTTATACAAATGATGTTCCAATTACAATTACATTGGATGCAAATGGAGAAGTTGTAAATTGGATGGCTGATAATGATAATATTGGTTATGGTGCACAAAATATTATAAATATTTCTTCATTAGAACTAAATACCAGCACTACATATAAAGCTATACTAAATGGTAAAATTCCTTCAAATTATTGGATAGTTACATTACAAAAAGTATATGATTATAATAATTTTAATTCAAATACATTAAATCCAAATAGTTACAATGAAGTAGTTGTTGCAACGGAATATAGATTGAATGTTTTAACCGGTGAATATATCGCAGGTATTCAACATAGTTTGGATTCTTCTATTGGTGGTAATTTACTTTTATTATTTGATTTTCAATTACCTGCAATTGAGACTCCTGTTAATCCACCGACTCCAACTACTCCACAACCATCTGATTCAATTGTTCAATATCAAATTGCATTTGGTTCTAATTTACAAAACGAATTGGGGGATGTTTTAAAATTAAAATATGAGATAGTTGATACATCCGGAAATATATTAGATAAGGATATATTAGCATTAAAAGATTTAAACACAGATAATAAAGAATTAAAACAAAGTTTATTGTCTAATGCGACAGTAAACATTTCAATATTGGGTGATTTACCAAAAGGATATTCTTATACAAATATTTATTATGCACCTTATTCGGTAGCAGCTGCTAATACAAATGGTGATTTTAGTCAATGGACAAATGCAGCAACTTCATTTAGTGTACCAGCATTAACTTTATTGGGTAATTTAGCAGTAGCAGCTACATTGCAAAAAGTAATAGATGTAGCAATTCCAAATATTACTACACCATCTACATCTATTGATAAACAAGTAAAAGATTCAGATACAGAAGATATTATCAATATCACATTTACAGCAACGGATGCAGATTATGTAGATGCATATCTTGCAGCCGATAAAGTTATAAGAGTTGCCGCAAGTAAAGGATTTGTTCCTGTTTATTTTAATAAAGATTATAATAGTGTTTACGGAAGCAATAAAGTTATATTAGTTGCAGTTGGAGATAAATATGGTAATGGTAATAGAGTGGAAGTTTTGGTTAATTGGATTGCTGTTAATGATTTTCCATCTATTACACAAATTACCGCACCTAATACAATAGATGTTCCATCTTTTTCCGATTTGAATATTACATATGATGTTTCATATAATTCATTTGCAGTAACTAACATAAATGTTAATTTATTAGCAAAAGATGGTAAAACACAAATACAAATATTATCGAATTTACCTGCAAATGGTAATTTTACTATAAATTTAAAAACATTAGCAAATACATATCCTACATGGAATGGTGCTGATAATGTTACATTAATATTTACTCCAATCAATGGTGGTGGTTCTCAGTTATTAACCGGCAATCCATATACTGTCGTAACTAAAGTAAATTATCCTTCAATTAAATTGGATGAAACAATAATCAAAAAAACAATTTATGATGCGTTTCTTTCACATTTATCATTTAGTGAGCCTGAAAAAGATAGTAAATATTTAACTCATTTAGCTAATTTTGGAGATTCAAATCAAACATTAATTTCTTCTTGGGAAGTTGATGATTGGACTTTATCTAAAAAATCAACTGATAATTTAGGTAATACAATTGTAAAACCAGATGATGTTGTTCAATCCGTAATATTAAAATTATATTCACCATTAGATGCATCAATAACAAATAATTCAACTTTTTGGATTACTAAATTGATGACCAATCCATTGATTGAAACCGTTGTATTAACTCAACAAGATAATTTAAAATGTCCACCAATAAAAGGACCTAATTTTAATATTGATGTTGATTATGTTAGAGGACAATCTACTAATTATGAATCGTTAGATACTTTAATATTAAGTGCACCCGTATCAAGTTCATCTCAATTGGTTTCACAATATTTAAGTTCTTCAATTGTTAATACACAAGATTTAAATATTCAATATGCAAGTGGTTCAACTTATTTGTGGGATAACTTTGTTCATTTTAGTTCAGCAAAAGAAAGAGTAGATAATTTTGTTTATAAAGTTCAATTAATAGAATTATATGAAGGATTAATATCATCGG